CCATTCGATGTTCTTCGTCTCAGCCGCATCGAAAGGCCAGGTATTCAGGTTCGCATCGACCTCGGCAGACCACACCGTCACAGCGCTTCCACTGCTTTGTATCTCGCCTCGCCGGACTGCGAAGATGTTGCGGTTCTCAATTCCTGAGTCTCCATCCTCCCAGGCCATATCTGTGAAGTACGGGTCTGAGCCGTTCTTCACGTCTCTGAAGGTCGCCAGGGAAGTGGTATGGGGTGCGGCTCCTCGATGGCCTCTGTCCTCCATGCGGTTGTAGCCGTCGCCGTCAATATAGAAGAGGCCGTCTTCCTCAATCTGGGCTTGCAGTATGGCGTCCTGAGCGAACATATCGACCGTTTTAACGCCTGCGTAAACGTCGTGCATTGCGACGCCGCACTCGTCCATCTGGTAGCGTTCACGCCAGCCCACTGAATCCAACATTAGCTTGATGCTCTGGTCAATCCGAGTATTGGAAGAAGCACCGTTGAGGTAATGAATCTCTGTCCGCTGTTGCTCCGATATGTCATCGTGAGCCTTGATGAAGCAATACTGAGACCCCTTGGACGGCCTGGGAACTATGGACTCGATGAAGCCATGCAGAAGGGACTTATACCCGCCGAACTGAAGCCATGTGTGGTCGGCGGCGCCATCGCACCAGAGACCATGCTTCGTTCCGGCATTGATGCCAGAGTCGGCTACACTCTGTTCTCCCAGATGATGGTTGCCGGAGTCGAACTCAATCTGAACACCGTCCACCAGCACCACCGCTATCGCGCCGTGAAGCCGTAGCTGGAGGAGTTTGGTGGTGTTGTCGCCCCAGGTGTAGGCTTTGGTGGCTATCTGGCTGTCCGACCCGCCTATGACCTTACGGAACTCGATGGCAGAGCCAGTGACTCTGAGGTAGCCGTAGTTATTGGCATCGACATAGCGGAACACGAAGCCGCCGTGGTCACTGGCATCAGTGCCTCGGCGGTACTGGGCGGCAATCTCTACGTCAGTATCGGAGAACTCAAGGTAGTTGATATGGGCGGCAGAGGTGGTTGATGTTCTAGCCGCGCCGGAACCGTTCAGTTGGAAGTTGTTCAGGCCTGCCACCCATGTCCAGTTGGCGTCCTGGGTAACGGTGTGAGCCGACAGGTTCGTGTCGTCGGCTCCGACAAACGTGTCGAATGGATACCAGAGTCGCGCCCAGAGTGTTCGCCCTGGTAACAGTCCCGTGATGGTGCCTTTCGGCTTGCTGAAACGGTGGTCGTCGTTGTTGAGAATGACCGTTATAACCCCAGCGGACATTTGCTCCGAATCAAGGTTTTGTTGGTGGGCATATTGTATAGACTTAACGTAGGACGTAATGTCCTCGTCGCTATCCAGGTAATCCCCGTCGTTATTCCAATCGACGAGAACCTCGGCTGTGAATTTCGCCATATCAGAACGAGCCTTGCGCTCGGAGGACGCTCCGGATTTGCTGGGTTATCTGGTCAGCCAACGCCCTGGCAGATGCCTCGTTGTCGAGAATGACCGTCGAGCCTTGCGGGAAGTTGATAGTGATGTTTGGCATCATCCCGCCCACGCCGTTCCCGCCGAGCGGGATGACAGCTTCCGGCCCAGCCTCTCCAATGCGAGCGATGGTGGGCGACGTTACGATGCCACCAGCCGCAAGGTTCGGGATTTCGGATATGTTCATGCCGCCCTTGCCGCCAATGCCAGGAATCCACGACGGAATCTTGATTTTGTTGACGCCTCGTATCATTACGTTGATTGCGTTTACCATGCCGTTAATGGCGTCTTTCACGGTTCCCACGACTGCCATCACTGGCCCTCCCATCTTGCCCCAGACTTTCGCCCAAGTGTCGCCCAGGAAGCCGACGATTTTATCCCAGTTCTTGAAGATGATAACTCCCGCCACCACAGCGGCAGTAATCGCCAGGATTACAGCCAGCAATGGCAACAGCGGAATGCTGAGAGCGGTGGCCGCCAGAGCAACGCCGCCAATGGCGACAGCAAGAAGGCCCAGTGGGATGAGTATTGCTCCTATGAGGGCTATGTAATCAGCGAAGGGGGCGATGACAGCCTTGAGCCTGTTCTTCATTACAGAGAATTGCTCCGAGGTGGTCAATGTGTCCTTGGTGAGGTTCTCCACTTCGTCGGCGGATGCTCGTGTTTTCTCTACGAGGTCTTCGTGCGCTGGTATCAACCCCGCCCTAATCGCCGCCAGCATACGCTGTGCGCCCTCTGAGCCGAAGACATCAGTGGCCCGATTAAGGGCTTCGGTGTCGTCGGTGGCCGTCGAGATGAATTTAATGTCATCCTCAAGGGCAGTCTTCATGTCCGTAATGCCTTCTTCGGCCAGCTTCCTCATGCGAGCGTTCAGCCCCGGCATAACCCTGGAAGCCTCGATGCCGGACTGGTTGAGCGTCCCGATAAACGCCGCCGCCTCGTCTGTCCTCATGCCAGCATTCTTCAGCACTGGGCCGTAGGTCGTCATCTCCGAGATTAGCTTCTCCAACGGGATGCCCGTGTCCTGAGAGATTTTGATGAAATCTCCGAGGATGCGGTTGGTCTCGGTCTGGTCTTCGCCGAACACGCTCATGACGTCGTTGACGCCCTTAATCATCGGGCCTGCTTCAGTTCCAGCCACTCGCGAAACATCCAAGAACATCTTGGTCATCTCTTCCAATTCCGTGCCTGCTAGGCCGAACTCGGTGCTGACATCAGCCACCGCACTGGCGACAGCCTGAAAGTCCTGTGGCACCTGACCGCTGACGCTTCCCGTGGAATCCATGAGGGCATCGAGGTCGTCACCCATCGCGCCCGTTCCCATTCGCAGTTGATTCTCGGCAAGTTTCACATCGTCGCCGAAGTCCAACATAGTCTTCCCGACACCCGCCACAGCGGCCCCAGCGACCAAAGCCCCGCCAGCCGCCGCCTGCCCAATTTTTGCGCCGGATTGCTTGAAGGAGCGGTCTACATTCTTCATACGTTTGGAGGCTTCGTCCTTCAAACGCAGAATGATATTCAGTCGTGCTTCTTCAGCCATTTTCGCGCCCCCATCTCATCTCGATTGACCTTCCGACCCTATCCCAGATGCGACTAATGGCCCGTTTTGAGCCTTTGTATCCTTCTTGCATGTACGGCCTGGGCTTGATGCCCCGCTTCGCGATGGCCCTCGCCAGCAAAAACGCCGCCGCTTCGGGATTCCCAGACCCGCCGTGCCGCCGTATCCAAGGCAACAGCGCAGAAGGCGGCGGCATCCTGGCCCCCGCCTTGCGCCCGAACTCCACGAACGCCCCATACTTAACCGTCGGCCCGACTTTCACCCATTCGGGGATGACCTTGCCGTCAATCTGAACCTCTATCGACGCCCGTAGCCGTCCAGTGTCCACCGGAGCCAGTATCGCCGACTCGCGCTGGACGGCGAGACCCGACTGTCTCATGCCCTTGGTCACCTCCTCGCCGAGCCAGTGAGGCGCAGAGCGAAACGTCCGCGTCAGTTGGTCGAACCCGTGCAGAGTGACGGTGTACTGTGGTGTCGGTTTAGGCATCAGGGAACTGCAACTGTCCTTTGGTCTCGATTGCTGTGCGAACTTGCTTGTAAAGCATTAACCTGCTTACGACGTCGGCAGGCGTCGTCTCCAACTCCTGCCAACTAAGCCCGGTTTCGTGCATTGTGTGAGCGACTATATAATCCGGCGGGACCCGGCCTCCTTTGAGGCCAATGAATAGCTTCTCGGCCTCTAGCTTCTGACCATCCGCTCGAATAAAGGGAGTATGGAATTGTTGACGACCTCCATAACTTCACCGATGTCCTCTATGTCCATTTGCTCGATGGCATCGGCTGTCACCTCGTCATCAAACGACCATTTGATAGTGAGTTCCTGAAGGACAATGTTGATGTTGTCCTCGTCGGTGGCCCCAGGTTGCGCCATCGCCTTGCGAATCTGCATGAGTTTGCCCCATGCGGGCCTCGTATTCAGTTCCCACCAACCGCCCGTGACAGGCAATTCGATGCGCTGGACTGAATGACCGTTCTGGGAAGCCTTCGCCTCGCCAATAGTCGGCATTAGAATGTCCCTCTGGTAACCGTTCCCTCTACTTGCAGGCTTGCAGACCATGCAACGAGCGAGCCGACGGATGAATCTACGGCCAACTCAGTAACCCAGCATGTGCCGGAGTATTTCAGGAACCCGCCCGTGTTGCCCTTCGGCCCATACGAAAAGGCCACCGCCGCCGTATGCGTCCTGAGAGGGCCGAGAACCGCCTCTGGGCCTGTTGTGGCGGTGTCATCGAAGTGACCGCTCAAGCTGATGGTGACATTCTCCAGGCCTGGGTGAAACGTCGCCCCGCTATCGCCCAGAGCGGTGGCCTCGTTGAGGTTTCTGGCTCCAGGCAATCCGCTGATTTCGGTGATGTATGTCGACAGGTCTCGGTTGGCTGTCCCGCCGCTGTCGGTTATCAGGAATTTCGACTTACTGCTATCAAAAAGTGCCATTGTTTTATACTCCTATGCGCGGTTGTATGAGATGGCGAAGGTGATTGACCCGGACGAGGCGTCGAGGACTACTCGTTGCCGGACATATCGGTTGAGAGTCCCTGTGAAGCTATTTTTGGCGGCTCCCACCGCGCTGACGTTCACCGAGGAGACGTCCGACCAACTAGAGTTGTTCGCGCTGTGCTGAAGGACGACTTGCCACCGAGCGTTCCCGCCGGAAGCAGTAAAGGCGAACACATGGTAGACCCAATCTCCACCGCTAGCGGACGACGCGGCATCATCTATGGATGTGCCAGAGGTCGAGGCCGTGACGGTTGATTTCGTCCCAGTGGATTTTGAGCGGGTCACAAGGCCCATGTTGATGCTCGCGCTCATGGCTACCAGTGAGCCAACGGAGGCATCTACCGACGGGTCTTCTCCTATCCATGCCCCACCGCTCGCCATGCTGAGTTTGCCAATGGCGTCGGTGCCTGGATAGTACGAGACAACCGACTCGGCAGAAGCCCCTTTCAGAGCGTTGACAATGACCTCAGAGCCGCTCGTCCCGTCGTCGTATAGCCCAGACCATGACAGCGTCGGCGTTTCCGTCCCAGGGTGGAATGTGGCCCCGGCAGAGCCAAACGTCGTCGCCTCATGCAGGTTACGAGAGCCGGATAGTCCGGCCTCTGTGGTGTACGTCGTTATGTCGTACTGGGCCATGTATACGATTGTGTCCTTGCTGTCATATAGGGTCATGTCGCCACC